GGTTTAAACGAATAGATAAAGAAACATTTTATGAGCAAATTCCAGACCCAGAGCTACAAGACGATGAAGAGGAATAAGTTTTATGGCGGACTTATTAAGACGATTAGAAACTGAAAAACGACTACTCGACTCTTTATCTGAGTACGTCATTCTAATTGGTGTTGTTCAGAAAAACACTACAAGAAAGAAAGTTGTTGCAAGCGTAGGACTGACGAATGCTGAACTCATGTTCATTCATGAGAATGGCTCGCCTATGCGACACATACCAGCCAGACCAGTGTTAGAAATGACAATCAAATATACTATAGATGAGATGTTTGATGAAGTGCTTAACACTTGTGTTGAAGGCATACTTGAAGGTTGGTCGCAAATTGACGTTGAGAAAGAACTTAAAAAACTGTGCATGCGGATGGAAACTTACGCTAGAAAAATCATTTATGATAATGATGGACGGCTTGCACCAAATGCTCCATCTGTTGCAGCAAAGAAAAAAGGCAATCACCCGTTATTCGATACTGGTCAATTGGCTAGAAGTATAACGTGTGAATTATCAAAAGTTACTTCTGGTAACTTTAAAATTATTTAATAATATAATTTATATATAAAATTAAAGTTACCAGAAGTCATTCTAGATATCACAAAAGTTAAATTTGTGCATTAATTTATAAAAATGGGTGTACATTTTTAACTTTTAATGATATAATATAATTAGATAGATAAATATATAAAAAGGAGGTCAAATCTATGAAAATCAGAGCGAAAGACGCTAATGAGGAAATCATTGAAATTGAAGAACAAGATTCTGTATCAATCGAACTTACAGAAGAGGAGTTAGCGTCTCTCAAAAAACTATTACCTGTTGCTGACAAACTTCTTGCATTACTTTCAACAGAAGATTCTGAAAAAGAAAAAGAAGTTGAAGATACTGATGAAGAAAAAGAACAGGTAGAAGATTCAGAAGAAGAGAATGAAGAAAAGAAAGAACTCAATGATTCATTCAAATCGATTGGTGCTGTGCATCAAACAAAAAAGAGTCTAAACGACTCAGAGACTTTAGAACAAGCCATTAACAATGCTTGGGCTAAGAGATATGGAGGTAGATAAAATGTCAAAAATGATTATTAAAGACAAAATCTCAATGTTGAGAAAAGGCTATCCTACCGTAAGCGACAAATACAATGTAGCTGGTGGTATTCTGCAAGCCGGGTCAGCAGATGTTCAATTTGGTGAATTGGTAGCTTATGGTAGTCAAGTCGGGTATTACAAGGCTGCAACTTCTATTACAGATGTTGCAGAAATTGCTGGTGTTGTATTAGCAACAAACGTAAAATTAAGTGGTGTTTGGCCAGATGAAAATCAAGCTGGTCTAGTTAAACCTGGTGAAGCGTTTAACTTAATGTTAGATGGTTACATTGCAATCGAACTTGATGATTCCGTTGAAACAGTAACTGCGCCAGCTGTTGCCGCTGTTGCGACAAAGACGACAGACACAGATATTGTTCCAGGTAAAAAGTATTACACAAGAGAATCGAACTCTGATGGTATCGGCTATCTGAATGATGGCACATACAAATACACGTTAGTTGAATTTCCGCTTAAAGCAAACCTCAACGACTATTATGAGTTGTCGAACCCTGGTTCTGATGCAACGACCGATGTTGTAACTCCTGGTAAACAAGCTGCATTGATTCTTGCAACCGGTAAATTCACTACGATCGACGCTGTATCAGCAGGTACAGTTGTTGCTATGCCTGGTTGGTATTTCACAGGTCTCAAGGAAGGCAGATTGGCCGAACTTGAAATAAGACGATAGGTAAAGGAGAATAATTATGACAAATGTATTTGAACCTACTAAAGTAGAAAAAAACTTTTATGTGGACAGTGTTCCTGCAGCTAATCGTGGTAAAGCATTCAGCATTGGCGATATTTATGGACCTGCTAAAAACGCATATGTTGGTGATGCTACCATTCATGATGCTAATTTCGCATTTTTAACTACTACATTAGCAAAATTGCATGAAACACTTTATGAACCTAAGTACTTTGTTACTTATGCACAAGACATTCCAGTAAATGTTGGTGGAGGATTCGTAGATTACGTTTCTTACTTCACTGTTGACTGGTCTGGTATTATGAACGAGTTTAGAAACGTTATGGGTAACAATGCAAACTTCATTCCTCGTGTAAACGCTGGTCTTTCTCAAAAGAAAGTAAACGTCTATACATTCGAAGTTGCTTATGATTTACGTTTCGTAGAGCTTGAAAAGATGAAGAAACTCACTCTTCAAAAATCAATCCAAGATATTTATAGTAACATCATTGTTGCTGGTTGGGACTTATTTGTTCAAAAAGTTGCATATGAAGGTATCAACGGTGGACACGGTCTATTCAACAACCCAAATGTGTTAGTAACTACGATTGATAACTCATCTGCAACTGTTCCTAATAAGGGCTTCTTCGGTATGGACGATGCTGCAATTGTGTCATTCTTCAATGGTATGTTCGAACTTTGTTTAGAAGAAACTGGCATGAACTTGCCATTATTATTCGATACAATCTTAGTTCCTACGTTCGTTGGTTCAGATTTATCTGCAAGATACTCAGCATTATATACATCGACACTTCGTCAATTTATCTTAACGCATAACTTGGCTGTTGATGAAAGTTCTATTGATAACTTTAAACTTACAATTGCTTCAAGACCTGCGTTAAACACTCTTGGTGGACATGGTCGTATAGTTGCATATAAGAAAGACTCGTCATTCGTAAGACTTGATATGCCGTATCCAATTCAACAATATATTACTTTACCAAATATTGAACGTATGTCATACACTACAGCATTTGTTGGTCAAGTATCGGAAATACAATGTCCTTACAATGATTCAACACCAGGTGAGTTTGGACCAATCACTTATTGGGACTTTATAAAATAAGAAACTTATGATAATGCTCATCACTTGGTATATTTTGTATGCTATAGTGATGAGCATTACTCTTATTAGAAAAAATAAAGAAAGCAGGTAGTTAAAATGAAAACTTACATAGTTACTAAAAAAGGTAAACAAACAAAAATAATGGCTGATTCTATTGAAGATGCTATTGATATTTATAATTCTTTACTTGTTAAAGATTCAAAAAAATATATTAAAACGCCTCGGGGACAATTTACACTTTCTACAAAAAGTTATGAAGAACTACGAAATGAAGGTTGGGGTATGCATCATACTCATGAAGAAAATGGCGTAATGTATTATATTGTTGGCAAAGATAATCGCGCTGTTGCATGTGTAAAAGAAAAGGATTTGAAATTTATTAAAGATTCACTTGTTGTAAATGATGCTCTCGAAAATTATAGTTCAGTATTATCTAAAATGAAAGAGATTGAACATCGTTATAATTTGTTTAGAGAAAATCAAAATAAATACTATCATAAAGGTAATGTTTCAAAAAGTGTTTTAGAAGCGTTTAAGAAAGATTCTAATGATATAAAAAGACTTTTAAATGTCGCTGAAACTAGATTCGCTACGTATAAATCTGAAATGATTAAAAGTTTAGATGATATGTACAAAGCTTTAACTAAAGTAAATTGGTAAAAAATAAGTAGGAGGTAGTTTATGGCAATTATAGGAATCAATCTAAATCGTGACAATCCAAGCTTTGACATCACTGACTTTACGTTTTGGATGCCTCAGTTTAAAAACTACATGCAAACTGAAGAAGGAGTTATGTATTTTAATAAACTTCTAAAAATCGCAAACAATAAAATCTTTCACTCAATCTATGGGTCTGATTGGGAATTAGCAATGAGTTATTGTATTGCGCATTATTTAGAACTAACTGCTAGACAAATGCAAACACCAAGCGGCGGAACTCTTGCCGCTATTGCCGGTGGAGGAACACATAAAGGTGTATTACAAAGTGCATCAATTGGTGGTTTTAACAAATCAATTGATTTTAGCAAAACAATGGTTGACTCAGACGAAGCTAAGTTTTGGAACCAAACAAGTTACGGTTCTGAGTTGATGGCATTGCTTAAGACTAAAGCTGTACCTTCAATATTTGTTGTAACTAGTGGTGACTTGTAATGCGTCATCATGTGATAGACCCAACATTCTTTTACGATGTAATTTCGATGTATGGAACAAACTACGATGCGTATTTAGTTTCTGGCGTTGAGATGAATGAGTATGGAATGCAAAAATCAAAGTTTGAAAAAGTTGAAGTGTTTGGCTCTTTACAGACGCAAGGCACAAGACTGATTCAAAAAACATCGGGTAACGTAGTATCAAATCAATTTAAGTTCTACTGCAGTAGTTTGTATAGGCTTAGAATTGGCGACTTTATGGTGCATGGCAATAATTTATTGCATGTCATAGATATGCAACCTTATGACGAGTATGGTGTTAGAGAATGCACTTTAGAAATGACTCAACTAAATGAACATCAAGACTTACACGAGTTTATCAGATTCTTGAATGGAGATGAAATAGTATGACAGAAAAACACGTCAATTCAATTGAAGAAACAGTCATTATACTTCGACAAACTATTGCAAGATTAGCTGAACTCGATATAGTAGATGTGATAAACGCAGATTCAATTCGTGGTGCAGAACTTACAAGACCAATCAATGGAGTGTTAACACCTTATAGTGCAAAAGATGATGTGATAGTGTTTGAACTTAATGAGTATCCAGGTGTTGATTTGAGCATGCAAAGAGATGATGAATCAATGCTAGACATTTCGTCTCATCAATTAAGACTAGTTGTTTATGGTGACAATTCTAGAACAGTTTCAAGAAAACTCAAATCAAGAATGTTATCTCAGAGAACTCTGAATGAACTTTCTACTAAGGGTATTAGTATCATGAATATCAGTAATATAGAGTCTTCTACTGAAATCATCAATACTGTGAGATATCTTCGAAGAGATTTCCAGATTATATTTGTTGTATCAATGAAAGTTGATGCAATCGACAAATACGATGCCTTAGAAACAGCATCAATAAATATTTCTAACACACGAATAGCTCACCTCGGATAAGTGAGCAGAAGGAGGCAAAATGAAAATAAACAATAATAAACAACGTTTAAAAACGTACAAGATTAAGAACCATGATTCTGGTAAAACGTACAGTGTTAAAGCTGTAAGCTACACAGATGCAGTAAAGAAATACAACAAATACATTCTTAAAGATGCTGCACAGCCTGTAGAATTTACTGCATCAATAGTGTTTACATCTGATAAACCTAAAACAAGAGGCACGAATAAAGGTTACACAGGCGGTTCGTATGGTGGTGGCTCATTTAATATCAATCAAACTATTGGAGATGTTATTACAAGTTTTTATAACATCATGAAAAAAGATTTTGATGATGCTACGTCCGCAAACATA